ATTAGGAAATACTAACTCAGCTATAGCTCAAAGAGCACAAGTTGCGAATGTTGTAACACTTGCAGCATTAGCTAATACAAACAGTGCTATTGCAAAAAGAGCTGAAGTTGCAAACGTTGCAAGTTTAGCAGCACTGGGAAATACAAATTCAAGAATTGCATTACTTAATACAAACTTAACAACTACTAATACAGCAGTAAGATTGTTAATAAGTGATAGAGCTCAAGTAGCAAATGTAGCTGCAATAGCACAACTGGGAAATACCAATTCATCTATAGCAACACAAACAGCAAGAATAACATTAGTCAATACTAATCTAACAGGTACAAATACAGCTATTAGAACATTGGTGTCAGATAGAGCACAAGTTTCAAATGTTTATTCTATATTCAGTAGTGGCAAAAGTTATTCAACAGTACCAAATTATGGTGCAGCAGTAACTTATGATATATCTGCTAATGCATCTTCAGCATATATTGTTACTAATATGGGATTTGGCAAAGGTGGTGCTGCATTTAACAATCCAGAATTGACTGTAAGAAATGAATCTACTATAGCATTTGACTTGAATGGTTTAGCTGGAGCTCATCCTTTTCATATAAGAAGTGGTAACTCTGGAACAAATAATTATTCAAACACGTTGATTCATGTTGCAACTGATGGTACAATAAGTACAGGAGCTAGTGCTCAAGGTAAGAATACTGGAGTTTTATATTGGCAAATACCTCACGACGTAGTCTCTTCTGGAAGAGATTCTTATCAATATTATTGTTCTTCACATGCAGGAGCAATGTATGGCAACGTTAATATCAAAGATACTGGAGCAATCTAATGCCAGCTACTTCAACTAAGAGGCTATCTTATCATATAGCTGATCAGTTTAAGGAATCGTTTAGTGAAGCAAGTCCTTCAAGACTGTATTTATTTGTAGGAAGAACAAGTCCTTTTGCAAATGATTCATCAGCATCAACTCCAACAGATACAGTTCAAAAACAAGACTATAACATTTATAAACAAATGTTAGCAGCTAAAAAAATTCAAGAAACAGATGTAACTTATGCATTAGTTAGAAGAAATTGGTCAAATAATAATTTATATGCAGAGTATACAAACACAACCTTAAACTCAAGTTTATACAATAGTAACTTTTATGTTTATACATCTGATAGAAATGTATACAAATGTTTGTTTAATAACAAAGGTGCAAACTCAACTGTAGAACCAACAGGAACAAGTACTGGTGTAACTTCAACTTCAGATGGATATCAGTGGAAGTATATGTTTACAGTAAGTACTGCTGATGTTGGTAAGTTTGTAACAGCGGAGTATATTCCAGTTAAAGTAATCACAGCAGATGATAGTTCAGGTCAATTTGCAGTACAATCAGCAGCAGTAGATGGTGCTATAGATGTCATAGATGTATCAGCAGGTGGATCCGGATACTTAACTAATAATGGATCCTTTCAAGCAGTTACTAACTCAACTTCAATGAGATTAGCAACTACAGCAAGTGCTAATGATAGTGTTTATATTGGAAGTACATTATATCTTAATGGAGGATTAGGTGCTGGTTTAATTAGGGAAATAACGTCGTATACAGGTGCCACTAGAACAGTAACAGTGAATACAGCTTTTTCTACATCTCCTAATACTTCTTCAACATATATTGTAAGTCCTAAAGTTACAATATCAGGAGATGGTACAGGAGCTGCAGCTTATTCAAATGTTACTACTGGAGGTAGTGCAGTAAATTATATTAACATGATTAGTACAGGAACAAACTATACTAATGCTACTGTAACTATATCAGCAAATACAAGTTTTGGATCAGGAGCAACTGCAGTTCCATATATTGGTCCTAGAGGTGGTCACGGTACTAATGCAAGAGAAGAATTAGGTGGTAGTTTTGTAATGGTAGCTTCTGAACTAAGTGGTAGTGAAGCAAATACAATTCCTCAAGAAAATGATATAAGAACTTTTGGTATAATTGCAGATCCAATTGAAAGAAGTACTGGTGTTGCAGCAAACACTGGTAACTTTGATATGACAACAAGATTAACTTTAAGTGGTGCAACAGGAGACTTTTCATCAGATGAATTAATTACTGGAGGAACAAGTGGAGCTACAGGTAATGTAGTTAGTTTCTCAAATACTAATGCTGCAAATTCAGCAGGCACGCTTAGAGTGATAAATATAACAGGAAGATTTCAGAATAATGAAACTATAACAGGTTCTGTTTCTGGTAAGACTGCAACAATACAACCTGCAGCAAATTCAGACTTGACTTTTTATAAAGGTAATGTATTGTATACAGAGAATATTTTGAAGTTAACTAGATCAGTAGATCAAATTGAGAATTTTAAGGTAATATTTAGTTTTTAGGATAATTTATGGCATATTCATCAGATGTATCAAATACAGTAGCGATATCAACAGATCTTAACGTTGATCCATATTATGACGATTACAATGAAGAGAAAAACTTTCATCAGATATTATTTCGTCCAGGTTTAGCAGTACAAGCAAGAGAATTAACTCAAATGCAAACTCTGTTACAAAGACAGACAAGTAGATTTGGATCTCATGTTTTTCAAGAAGGTACTATAGTAACAGGTGGAGCTAAAACATTCAATAGTAATATTCCATTTGTAAAAATTACTGATAAAGATAATGGTAACAATACTATAGTTATGTCAACATTAGTTGGTAAAACTATTACTGGAGGTACAACAGGAGTCACTGGTGAGATTATAGATGTATTAACTGGAGCTCAAACAGCTGCAAATACAAATACATTATATATCAAGTATACCGGATCAGGTACAGCTAAAACAACTAAAACATTTAGTGCAGGTGAAGTTTTAACTTTTGCAGGAGGATCCAATACAACATATACAAATGCAACTGTTTTAAGTTCTGCAAATACACCTACTGGAAATGGTGTTTATTTTACATTAAGTGATGCTATTGTTTATGCTAAAGGTCAATTTATTAGACATGCTAATGCAGGCATAGTAGTAGGAAGATATAACCAAATACCAAGTAAAATAGTTGGTTTCAAAGTTAATGAAAGTATAGTAACAAGTAATACAGATACAACTTTATTAGATCCTGCACAAGGTGCTTATAACTATACTGCTCCAGGTGCTAACAGATTAAAATTATCAACAGAATTACATACACTTGATTTAAGTAACTCAGGTGATGCACCAGTTTCAAATAATTTCTTTTCATTGTTTAGCATTGATACTGGACAAAGATTTGAAGAAGCCAAACAACCATTATATGCTGACTTAGCTAATGAACTTGCAAGAAGAACATTTAGTGAAAGTGGTCATTACACTACTAGACCATTTAAGTTTAATGTTAGAGAAAATTTGATAGATGGAACTAACTTAGGATTAAAATCTTCAGCTGATGGTGGACAAGCAAATGTTTTAAGCATTGGTGTTGAAGGTGGTCATGCTTTTGTCAAAGGATTTGAGTATGATTATGAAAACTTAGATACAATCTATATAGATGTTAACAAAGGTACTAATACACAAGTATTTGAATCAGTTTCAACAACTCCAAACTATGGTCAGTTTGTAAAAGTAAAAGAAGTATCTGGTGTTTTTGATCCAACTAAGTTACCAACATTAAGTTTAAGAAATGCAGCTGCAACTTCACATAGAACATTTGATGCAACAGCAGCTCCTGGATCTCAAATAGGAACAGCAACACTAAGATCAATCAAACATGACTCTGGTAATACTGATGTTGCAGGTGGTGTATTCAGATTATTTATAGATGATATAAAAATGACATCAGGTCATTTTGCAAATGTTAAATCTGTATTCATTGCTAACTCAGTAACAGGTACAAGTAAAAATTTCTTGGGTGATACTATTTTATCAAGTGCTAATTCAACTTACTTAGGAAATGCAACATTAGAAGAACCAACGTTTAATACTTTAGTATATGGATTACCATTTAAAGGAATAAAAACTATTAGAGATGGATCCAATAGTGTTGAAACTTCATTTCAATTTAAAAAAGGTTTTGATGTTACAATAGCAACTGATGGTACAGCTTCATTAGCTACAGGTGACTCAAGTCATACGTTTACAACTACAGGTACTTTAAGTTCTTCACAAAAAGATGAACTTATTACACTTGTAGCAAAAAACAGAGTAGTAAGTACACAACTTGGAACAGTATTAGCAAATAGTACAACAACAGCAGTAACAGGAACAGGAACAAAATTTAATTTACTAAAACCAGGTGACAGAGTTAGACTTGGTACAACAAATATCTTTACAGTTAATGCTATAACAAGTAATGTTGCAATGTCATTAACTACAACACCAAGTGCAGCACAAAATGTTGCAAGTGGTAATGCAATAGCCAAAGTTATAGAGAGTGGTCAAGTCATTGATATGTCAATGACAGGTACAACTGGTAATGGAGCAGATAGAACAGTAGTAATAAACTCTACAACAACAGCAACATTAGATTTAAAAGAAACTTTTGATACTTCTTTAACAGCTAGAGCAATAGTAACTCTTAATAAAGTAAATGCAAGAGAAGCATCTAAAACATTATCAGCTAATGTGTTTGTTAGAATTAATCCAAATACACACTTCAATAAATCAACAGGTGGTCCATATCCATTAGGTGTTACTGATGGTTTTAAAATTAGAAACATTTATATGTCAACATCAAATAGTGTTGTTGCAAATACTACTGGAACAACAGATGTAACTACCT